TGTAGATTGACGTAGTCCGATAAAGCTTTGTTCCCCGCACGATGTACGGGTCCGTGGCTTCTTCCTCCCCCATCCGAGCATAAACGCTGTAGGATGGGATGAGAACGTCGGTCTGGTGTGCCCTATCGTAACGATTGGGTACCCCTTTCCAACTTCGGAAATAGCCTCCCTCATAGCCGCGCTCGCCGATCCCACCCTTTCGGGTGTTCAACGTATAGGATCCGAGCAGGTGCCCGTCTCCATATCCATCTGGGCCGAACAAGCGCTTCTTCCTCACCGTACGATGCAGGCAGATCCTAGCTAAGGACCTTTCCTGTTTCCGCATGAAGAAGTTATGAGCTACATAGAGAGACCTCTCGGATACCTCTTTCTTGAGGTACCAAGGTCGTACGTCAAAACCGAAAAGCCAGTCCGCACCGCAAGACTCGCGGAAGTATCCATGGCAGAACGACTTCTTGCTATTAAGCTCGAAGCCGCACCACTGTAGGACCTTTTCCAGGAGGCTATAGGCGCCAACGGGGACAATGATGTCATCCCCGTATACTTCCACTGGGAACCCTCTTCCGAGGGACCCACGATGGTCGAAGACAGGCATTCCCACTAAGTTGAGATAATCGCACACGGCAAGAGCCAGAGAGTAGAAAATTAAACTCTCCAACTCGAACGTGTACGCGTTGCCCATAGAGCTGAATTTCTCCAACACTATAAGCTCTTCTCCCAACTCAACGCTTTCGCTTCGGAAGTGGTCCAATAAATCGAACCACCCAAGCGGTAACAGCGACATCACCAGGGCATACGACACAGTATCGGACGCACTACTAAGATCAATAGTGGCATAAGAACCACTAAATGACCCTTCGCACGCCCTACGCTGGTTTCTACTCTGGTCACGGAGGTTGACCCCGTACAAACCGAGCCTATCCTTCATGTAGCTCCCTATCCCTTTTTGCCCGAGGGCATTCAGGGAGGGCTCCACACAGATGGTTCGATCCGTCTTGGAGGTCTTCGGCACAAAGCTGATACGAGCCGGTCGCACTTCGACAGGAACCGTCCACGACTTATCCCAAAGAGACTCGCTCTCTAGGCATCGCCCTCCTACGGCATTGCTGCTATAAGAGTTGTGTTTAACGGCAACTGCGTCGCACCATTGGGGGAACTCCGCAAGGAAGCTCCCCAACCAGCCGACCAAACTCTCACTACACTGCATTGGCGCTGCGAGCTTCGTTCTGAAGCCCGCTACACGCCCAACGACGTTAGTCGATGCACCAGGTCCGAAAAGAAAAGACATTTCCGCGAACTCAGGGACCCGCCCCAAAATCTCAGCGATTATCCGTTGCGCAGTGTGAAGAACACTAGCAACGTCCCTTTCGGGACGCTCAGACCAAAGGCGAGTATTAGTCGCGCGGCACTTCTCTTCCGCCGCCCTAAACTTGGACAAAGCCTCCTTTTCCCTGTCGTATCCGACGTCCAAGAAATCTTGTTTTTCAACAAGAGCCTTGATTTGCCGGGCGTACAAGTAGTCAGTTACCTCATCCTTGTCCACCGCATATGGGTCGATCTCAAAGTCGATCAACTCGCGGTAGGCACCTCGCTGTACAAGGGCGTTAAGCCGCTTAGACAGTGGGCCACCCAGAGCAGCGCACTCATTAGAGAGCTCCTGGATCAGGGCAAGGGTTTCCCCTCTCCCTTTCGATTCCTCAAATGCAAACATGAACCCCTCCTTATAGGGTCTTAGTCACATCCACCCTAGGCTTTCCAAGCCTAGTTCGGTGAGATAAGGCTAATAAACGCTTGCGTAACGGGTAGCACGGAGTTCTTCCATGCATCCGCAGCGGCGTTGTTTGCCAGAGTGCCGGTATTGGTGGTGCTGGATGCACCTTGGACAATACCGCACAGCATCCGAAGGAGATTCGCACGGTCAGCGATAGTAGATCGCGCTGGTGCGAACATCGTGACAATACCGACCATCGCGTAAGCGACAGAGGGCGGTGCCACGTATCCTGCGGAAGTTCCCGAGGCGCCAAGAGTCTCCATCACGGGGACCTCTAGCTTCGCTGTTGCCTTGTAGTCGCCCGACTTAACCCTCTCTATTGAGAAGGTCAGTCTCGGTTGACCGTCAACCGGTACGTTCGCGACAGCCGCCCGCCAAAACGGGAAAGGGCTGTCCGTGATCGGTTGCAAGGTGAACTCTGTCGGAGTTCCGTCGTCTTTGACGAGAAGATTCGTCATTGCGCCCATTATTGGGGCTCCTTT